ATCACGTCAACCATCGAAAACTTGAAAGCGGATCTGTCCGAGGACTTTCCGACAGCGGTCATTGAGCCGGATATCGAACTGGACGGATTGGACATTCTGTCGAAAGTGTTGACCCGCGCGATCTGGCAGGATTTGGATGCTTGCGGATGGGCGGGCGAATACGATTCCTTCACGCTCGATTTGCTCGTAGACGGGTGGTCTCCGCTTGAAGTCGGGTATGACCCTGATATGGACAATGTAGGCGGAACGTATATCCGGCACGTTTCGAACAAAAACTGGATGTGCGACCCGCAAAGCCCGAATATTCAGGACGGACGCGCGATCTTCAAGTTTGAGCGTATGCCGCGGGATTGGTTCTGGCAGAGATACCCTGATTTTGCGCAGTTCATCGGCGGGGATTCCGACATGCTGTCCGAAGAACACGACGAGTACGGGAACACGATGATTCCGAACAAGCGCCAGTTCGTGAGGTTGGTTGAAGCATGGATTCGTATGTACGACGCGAAAGCGGAGCGGTACAGGATTCACTTTGTGCTTATGGCGGGCGGTCAAATCCTGTTCAACAGCGCGATCAGCGACGAAAGCCCTGACGGATATTACGAGCACGGAAAATACCCGTTCGTTGTCGGGCGGCTTTATCGGCTCAAAGGCAACCCGCTCGGATTCGGTATTGTCGATCTGTTCAAAGAGGCAAACCGATATTCAGACAAGATGGAGCAGATTATCCTGCTCAACGCCTACAGAGCATCCAGACCTCGCCTTTTGGTGCAGCGTGACACGATAGATTCTTTGGACGATATAAGAGACTACGCAAACGAGGTCATCCCGGTAACTGGAAACCCGCAAGCCGTGGCGCAGTGGCAAGAAACGCAGCCTTTACCGTCGCACGTTTTCGCTTACATGGCCGACCTTAGAAACATGATCAAGCAGGAGAGCGGCGCGAACGACATGACGCGCGGACAGGCCGGAGGCGGTGTTACCGCCACGGGCGCGATTACTGCCTTGCAGGAGATGGCTACGAAGCGCAGCCGCATGGAAGGGCGCTCGATTCACTCGGCGTTCCAAGAAGCGATTCGCATGCTCATTGAAACGATGCGCGGATGCGATATGCAACAGCGGCAAATCGGGATCACCTACAACGGTGTCAAGAAAGCGTACCCGTTTGACAGCCGAAGCCTCAAACAGTGGATGGAAGACGGCATTCCAATTGAACGGTACGTCACGATTCGAACGGCACGTCAGACGCAGTATTCCATGATCCAGCACAATACAACGTGGATGGAAATGATGAAAACGCTTGCGGCAGCCGGAGCGCCTGTTGACCCGATGCAAATGCTTGAGGGCTTGCAGATGGACGGCAACGAGAAGGAATTGTTGCTTGAAAATCTTGCGAGAGCGCAAAAACAGGGGCTTTTAATGGCGCAGCAGCAAGCGGCGATGCTTGGTCAACAGCTTTCGGAGGAAAAGCAGAAGACGGAGCGATACAGGAAGTCGCTTTCACAGTCTGATTCGCTTTTGGCGCAAGGACAAGCGGCACAATAGCCGCAAAAACAACAGAAGATAGCGCAGCGCGGCAATCGCGAGGCGCATTTTTTATATCAGCGACGCGCCCGCGCTGCAAATCGGGCGGTGGCGAGAGCCACAAAGGAGCAAACACATGGAACAGCCCAGCAATTTCACGATGGAAACCGCAGCGCCGGACATTCAGGCCGAAAACGGCGCAGATCAGCCCAAAGAAGTATCGGCATCCGATTTTTTCACTCCGAACACAACCGCTGAACAGAAGCCGCAGGGCGCGAAAGGCGCACAGCAGCCTCAACAGACGCGAAACGGCGGCGCGCAGGCCGTTCAGGAGCCGGAAATCAAGACCCAGCCGGACTTCAACAGAGCATTGAACGCTCGGCTTACGCAGGAGCGGACGAAGCTTGAAAACCGCTACAAGTCCAGCGCGCAGTATTCGGTTGGAGATTTCCTTCTCCGCGAATACATGGAGCAAAACGGCGTTTCCGAGGAGGAAGCGGCGCGTCGCATCTTAAACGAGCGCGCAGATCGCAAAGCCGAAGAAGCGGCAAAAGACCCGAAGAAGTTCTATCGGGACATGTACGCACAACAGGGAGCAGCACAACGACCCCAAGCGCAGCCACAGGCGAAGCAGTATCAGCCGCAGGGCAATGATCTTGCGTCAGAGCTGCAATCCGCCGTGTCGACAGGAAATATTCCGCAAGGATTCCTGCCGGAGCACATCGACCAGTTTTTCGTGAACGACGCACAGGCGTTCGGCTTGCAGTACGCATTCGACCGCTGGGAGCAGAGTAATGGCGCGCAACCGCAGTATCAGCCGCAGCAGCAGCGTTACCAGCAGCCCACGCAACAGGCACAGCCGCAGCGGCAGCAGCCCGCGACCAAGCCCATGCGCGTTCAGGGAACGGACGCTACCGTGAAACCTCTGGATTTCTCCACGGAAAGCATGGACAGTAAAACGTTCAAGGAAAACTACGAGAAATTGCGCAAGGCCGCACAGAACGGGGACAGAGTGGTGTTCCGCTAAATTTCAAAATTTAACGGAGGATAAACAACATGGCAAACGAGAACCTCAACACGACAGGCACGCTGTCTGCACAGATGCAGACCTTCAACGACCGCACCCTGCTTGAGTTTGCGAAAACCAAATGGGTGTACGCGAAGTACGGTCAGAAAAAGCCGATCCCGCGCAACAGCGGAAAAGTGGTCAGCTTCCGCAGATTCACGCCGTTTGACCCGACCCCCGCGAACCTCGAACTTGGCGAAGGTGTCACGCCTGACGGCCAGAGCCTCGCACAGACCACGGTGACGGCGACCGTCAAGCAGTACGGCGCGTACACCACGATCACTGACCTTCTCGACCTGACCGCGCTGGATGATAACGTGGCGGCGTCGCTTGAGCTGATCGGTGAACAGCTCGGCACTTGTGCCGACTGGATTGCTCGTGATGCGATGGTGTCCGGTGCGTCCGTCCAGTGGGCGAACGGCAAGACTTCGACGCTCGGCATCGCGGCGACCGACATCATGACGCTCGTCGAAATCCGCAAGGCGGTACGCACGCTGACCAAAGCCAAAGCACGCAAATTCAACAACGGTGCGGATTTCATCTGCATTATCTCCCCTGACCAGAAGTACGATCTGTTCACGGACACCTTCTGGCAAGCCATCGCGACCCACGCTGACCCCTCCCGCGCCTATGACGGCGAGATCGGGCGTTGCTTCGGCGTTGCGTTCGTGGAATCCACGGAAGCCCTCGTAGACCAACAGAGCGTTGCCAATCAGGTTAACGCGACCACGGACACGGTAACCACGTTCGTGCTGAAAACCACGCCGTCCGCAGCGGGTGTTGCCTACCTGTCCACGGCAGGAAACAAACTCAAAATCGGCGAGAACGTTGCAGGAGCAACGGAATACACCATCGCGTCCTACAACGCGGCGACCAAGACCGTCACGCTGTCTGCCGCGGCATCGCTCACGGCGAACCACTACGTATACAGCGAAGATGCGGGCGCACCGAACGCGACCACGGGCGTTGCACCGAACGTGCACCACGCACTGATGTTCGGTTCGGATGCATACGGAATCGTGGACATCGACAACAGTTCCGCGATGAAGTCCTACGTCAACCAGCCTATTGATCCGCTGCGCCAGAAATGGACTGTCGCGGGCAAGATTCTGGCATACGCGGTCAAGGTGCTCAACAGCACTTGGATTCTCGACATCCAGACGGGTGCGACCGCGTAACAAACAACAACTGACGGCGGGGTAGTGCGCACTACCCCGCTTACTTTCAAGGAGGAAGTATTATGGCTACCAGCTCCACAACCAAAAAGGCATCGACTGGCGCGAAAAAAACCACCAGCACAGCGGCGAAGAAAACCGCCACACAGAAACCGAAAGCTGCCCCTGCTTCCGCGATTAATCCGGAAGCACAACAGTATACAGCTCCGGCACCTGCGCCTGTTCCGGCGACGATGCAAGAGCTTGAACGCATTGCGGCGATTGAGGGAAGAAAAGCGGAGGCGAACATCAAAAAGGCGATGCAGGACGATGATCTTGTCACCATCCAGGTACCGCCCGACCCCCGCGGCGAAATCACGGTATTTCAGCGGACGTACAACGGATATGAAGTCAAGCTCGCCGCCGGAGAAGTTCGCGAACTTCCGCGATTCCTCGCAAACGCCGTCATGAAGTCCATGAAGCTGCAAGTCCTGTCCGACAAGCGCGCAGAACGGTACAGCAAGGACGGCGGCGTTGATCTCACCGCGTATCTGTAAGAGGGGTGGAATTGAATGACGCTCACGGAAATCACATCGCTGGCGCTATCGAGACTCAACAGAACGTCCGGCAACACGGGCAAGTATGAAGAACTATTTGCGTTATACGCGAATGACGCGATTCGCAGCATTGCCGAGAAATATCAGGCGGTCAAAGCGGAAACCGTAGCTCTTTCGAACGCGTCATTCAACGTTTCTGCACTCTCAAACGATCTGTTTGCCATCGTCAGAATACTTGATTCAGAAGGAAACACGCTTGAATTTGACGTTCCAGACGATGAAGAAACGGGGAAGATCGTTGTAACGACCGAAGAATCCAGCGTCAAGGTTGTATATCGGTTTGTTCCAGACGCTATTAAAAATTCGCAAGATGTGCCTGACATTCCAGAACGCTATCACGGGATGATTGTGTATTGGGTTGCCGGGTGCGAGCTTTCAAACGGAGAAGATGTGTCTATGGCGGCAGCTTCTTCGAATTTCCAGATGTTCAATCGAGAACTGTCAAAGGTGCGACCCGCTACGTTTGGCGCGGAATCTGCGAGAAAACTCAAAAACTACATGTAACGCGAGGTTCATCATGGACGAATACAAAATCACGGAGTTCTTGGGAATTCAGCAGCACAAAGACGGTTCGCTACTGCCTACCGGCTCCGCTGCGGATTGCCGGAACATGGTGACGTTCGACGGAAACCTTGCTGTTGCAAAAGGGTATGTGAAGCATATAGCCGTTGCCGTTCCGGGCACTGACCGCATTTTGCGGCATATCATTGCACGTGGAACGACGCGGACTGACTACGTGGTCACTGCGTCGAACGTATACTACTTCAACGGAGCGGAATGGGTAAGCGTTCACACGTTCAGTCCTGCGCTGACGGCTACGCAGATTGACTATCTGCAAACGCTGATCGGAACGACCGATCATATCATCATCGGCACGGGCGCGGCGCAAATGGTCAAGATCAACACATCGACCAAAGTCGCAGCTGCGTTTGGCACGGGCGCAAACTCGTACAGCGGAACGGTTTCTTCGTACAACGCTGGAACGCTGACTGTCACGCTGTCTGGAACGCTCACAGCGGAGGCGCAGAGGCATGCGCCGCTTGATGGCATTACGATTGATGGCGTGTGGCTTGAAGTCGATTCTGCGACCTCTACGACGGTGACGCTGGTTGAAGCACCAGACACCGAACCGAGCGTTGGCGATACCGCTACCATCCGTGGTGGAGGCTCTGACGCGTCGTGTAACTTTATCGACATGTACAAAGGCCGCTTATTTTCGGCTGGCGATCCAAGCAATACGAGCCGCCTATATTGGTCTGCTGTGCCCGGCGATGGAAGAACAATCGAAGATTGGCTTGCTGTCTCTGGTTCAGTTGACGCATCCGGCGGTTACGTAGAGGTCGGTGATTCGTCCGGCGACGCGATCACGGGAATTATTGCGCTGGCATCTGAAATACTGATTTTCAAGAGATACAGTTTTTACAGGCTATACGGCGATTCTCCGAGCAATTTTACCGTGGAGCGCGTGGAATCATTTGCCGAATACATGTCGAACGCGTCTGCGGTCGTGAAATATAACAAGCCGTTTTTTATCACGAAATCCGGCTTGAAGTTCTACGACGGCACGGGCGTGATCCCGATTGATTCCGGGATACGATACATCAACACGTTCATTCAGTCGATCAACAGCGTTACACAATCAAAAGGCATTCACGCGGATAACGTGCTGTATTTCTCCTGCAAGGTGAGTTCTGCATCGACATACGATGATGCGCTGATTGTTTACGACATTGCGCGTCAGGCATATACCATCCGAGACGGATTCCAGATAGCGGATATCACGCAGTTTGACGGTACGATCTACCTCATAAATGACGCGCGGTACGTCTACGAGTTCAACAGCGGGTACACCTACGATGGGGCGATCATTAATGCGTACTGGGAAACCCAGCATACCGACTTGCAATCAAAGGCGTTTTTGAAGCAGATCAATGATATTTTGTTTCGCGGCGGAAGCGGGAACATTTTCGTTGACGTGCATTTTGGTGCGAACGTGACCACGCAAGAACAAAATATGCTTGAGAGTGAGCGGTATAACGTAACGCGGGTTCGAGTTGAAACCGAACAAACGTCCATGTTCTGGGTCAGGCTGCGGAACGTGCGCGGAAGCTATTTTGAGGTCAAAGGCGGAATGTCAATCTTCTTCCAAGCGAATGCGGGGAAATTGCTATGAGCCTAAAAGCACTTGAACAAATCTACCTCCCACGTATCGCAAAGCCGGACGATTTCTACGCGATTCAGTCCGAGGAAACGAACAACAACCGTATCAACGGTAATTTTAGAAAGATTCTCGCGGCAGTAAACCAGCTTGAAGCGAACGCTGAAACGCTCGTTGATCAGGTGATCGAGCAGTTGAATTTGCCGGATGTGTTCATTTCTGACACTGGCGAAGATGGAACGTGGACGTGGCGCAAGTGGAACGATGGCACGATTGAGGCGTTTGCCACAACGCTTGATACCGTCGTGAATTGCTCGACGGCATACGGGGCGTTGTACGGGGCTGAAACTACCGTATCGTTCCCTACAAGCCTTTTAGCGTCGGTTTCGGAGATTTCGGTAACGCCGATCTGTTCCGCAAGCGTCGTTTTAGTTTAGGTCTT